CACGGTCAAAAAGCTTTCCTTTTCATTTCCGTACATTTCAATCCCATTCTGTTTCGTTCCTACCCATTCAGGCTTTTGTCCACGTACCCACAGGTGCAATCCTTTTTCACTGGGGCTTAATTCTGTATAGGATTGATTAATAAAATCAGGTGCTTTGCTTATATCCTCTATATCATCAATATCAATACAAACTAGGGAATCATTTCGATTAATGACAACCCCTATTCCATCAAAACCACCTTTTTCATAAGCTGTTTTAGCTTGTTCAAAAGTAATCCAATTTTTAGGGTCGCTTTTACTTGCTCTATACCCTTTCAGGTTGTATGGTACTTTCCCCAATTCATTTGGTTTGTTTGGTTTAGGTTCTACTTTCCAAACCATCCATTTTGGATGGTTTTTTAATTCTTGTGGAATCGCCTGAAAATTTGGTTCTTTAAAATTTTGTTCTTTAAATAAAGTCACGACAAATAACTCCAATCCTTGATTTAGTTACTTCCCATCAAGATTTGGAGCAAAATATATAACGAATAAGAAGGTATACAATTGTTCATAGTTGACAACATTATCCTATATGGTTAACGAAAGTTAATCTATGTACTTTTAAGCCTTTTTCATGTTACAATAAAGGCATTATTGAAAAGTAAACATTCCTATTTGTATATAAATTGCTCAATGGAAAGGGTTAAGACAAAAGGGGATGCAAGATAGGTTTTTAACCTATCAGGAAAACTCACGGTTTGCAGACTGTGAGTTTTTTCTTTTATCCAACACTATTAGTATAGACCAAAATAAGATATTTTTCGACTCGGTTTAAAAAATGTTAACTTAGATAATAATAATTCTAATATGATAATGTAAACTCCTATTTTTTCTCATGGAAAGGGAAAAAAGGTCACGGCTCACAGGTTTGCTGACTTGTGAGTTTTTTATTTGCCCTTCAGAATCCACAGGAAGCCCCCTGTTGGGTTTTATTTTTTTTTGTTAGGGGAATATTAGTAAAATGTTAAAAAAGCCAAACTAGACGGTTCTAAGCCGTTTAAGAAGAAACAATTTAACTAGCTTTCCTTTTCAGATTCGATGACAATAATAATTCCGTGTATAGTTCAAAATGAAAAAAGCAAGGGTTTCTGATTCCCCTTGCTTTTTGATTTGCCTTCTATGCTGTTGGTCTGATATAAGAAATCAATTTCGGATTTTGTAAAGCAAAATCGCTGTTGATTCTTGCTCTTACTTTGATTTGCCCTCTTTGAAATGCTTCACCTGATTTATCAATATCAATCTGTAATCCCCCACTAGACAAAATACCCCATGCAATTGTTGAAAGGTCACCTACCACGGCTTCACCTTCACCAACCCCACCACCTAAAGTATAGGTTTCAAGGTTTTCCATGTACTTAGGAGGTACTATATATTGCCCCGTTGTATCTGCTAGCAATTGTAAATCCATTTCATCCACATTGTTAAGAATGACAGCATTAGGTCTACCATTAGCACCCCTAATTGCACGAATGCCAGCACCAATACTAGCATAATCAATAGTGCTAGCATCAACAAGATTAATACCACTATCATTTAAGATTCCTGAATATCCTAAAGTTCCCCCACCTTGTAACATGAAGCTTTGAACAGCTTGTGCCATTGCATTTGCCATAATAGTTGTTACAGCCATTCCAATATCAAGCCCACCTGATTCAAGTAATTCAAGTGAAATTGAAGTCATAGCATATAACGGCTTGGCTTCCAATCGGACTGAATCGAAAACGGGACTAGATTCCACAATAAGGTCATTTTCTGCCTTAAACGTTGGAAGAATGTCAGAAACAACTCTAGGAATCACAAGTGCCTTTGTTGTCATTGGAAAGGTTGTCACATTTAACAAGAAATTTGTATCTCTCATTAGGTCAATGAAATTCTGATAAACATCAGTAGGAACAACAATACCACCTGAAGTTGTAGAAAGTGCCCGTTTTACTTCTTCATTTCTAAACTGTCCTGTTACATGGGAATAGATTAAATCACCAATTGTAACCCCTGAATCATGTTTTCCGATACGTTCCTGTCCTACATAACCCCTAACCTCTAAAGGGTTTTCCTCAGAACGTGATTTTTTGATTTTGTCGGATGATTTGCCATTGTTCATAGATGCTCTATATTTTGCATCCCTTTCATCCATTTGGTTCATTAAATCCTCTAGGGTCGTATCATGTTTTTCTAGTTCTGAATCAATGTTTTGAACCTGTTTTTCCAGGCTTTCAAATTTGGTGTTTTCTTGTTCTGATAAAGCACGGTTTTCTTTTTTACAAGTTGCTAACATTTCTTGCATTTCGTTCATAAATGATTCTCTTTGATACCCTTTTCTTAGTAACATCATTTTAGTTGCTAATGGTAATTTCATTAGATTTTCAATCCTTTCAGGTTGTAGTATTTAATCAAATTTTCATATCGTGATAAATCCACAGATTCCACAGTGGATGGTTCAAATTCAGTGAATCGCCTTTCCAGTGTTCCATCACTTCTAACTTCGATAGCTGTTGCACTTGGATAAGCTGGTTTGGTCATTCCACCTAATAAACTAACCTCGATTAAATCAAGGTCACTTATTAACCTTTGTTGGTAATCGTCTTTTGTTTGATATTTTTGTTCCCTTGAAATAAAACCAAAAGACCAACCATTTAGGAATGAACGATTTTCTTTTACTTTGCTGACAATGGTTTCATCATTGATTTCGGCTTCAATTTTCAAACCAATGTCATTTTCAAACATTCTTACACCGTTCTGTTTTGAACCTAAAACCCTATCTTCTTTGTGGTTAAACAAAAGCATCACATCATTAGCCCTTTTCAATGCTTTGTCAAAAGCTTTGGGAAGGATGATTTCCTTGAATGTTTTGCCGTTCTCACTGATAAAGTTTGATTCCTTTTCTGTGATATTTGCAAAACCACTAATAAAGAGTGTTTTTCCATCATTCCTAAATTCAATAAACGGTAACATCTTTTTATGTAACCCCCTTTCGTTTTGGATTTTTTATATCAATGCTATTATCGGAAATAGACTTTTTGATTTGGTATTAATATTATTTCCATTGCCTTGTTTTTCTAGGCTTCCACAGGTGAAATGACTTGCACCATCACCCATAAAACAAAATCTAATTTGCTTACAATCACCCATAGCGACATACAAAAACGGAAAAAAGCCGTGATTATACCACAGAACACCGATCAAAACACAATGATAAAATTTTTCCAGTGGTTTAGCAGCGTTAACTTTTTTCAGGTCTTGAAAATCAAGTCTAGAAAAATGGACATAAAAAAAAACCCACAAATAGTGAGTCTTTTTTTTGACTTTTGAAAGGTGGACTTAAAAAAGTCGTGTACATAGAATTACTAATATTATTCCCTTGTCAGGCTGTTTCAAACGTTTTTCGGCTGAAATGATTCGGCTGAAATTTTAAGAAAATGAAAGCATTTTGAAGTTTGACCAATTCGGCTGAATCATTATTTCCCAAACTTTTAAAAAAGGGAAATTGGCTGAAATCAGTCAAATATGAGATTTGATTTTTCTTGTGGGTTTTGCTTCACGGCTCAAAATTACGTCAAATAATTTTTTTACGTAGTTTATCGGCTGATTCCACAGGTGATGGGCTGAAATTATTTATTTCGGCTGAAAGTTTGGGCTGAAATTTGGGCTGAAATGATTTAAGCCCTTACGGTTGCCCCCACAGGTTTTTTAAAAAGATTGTCATAGTAATACAGCCTTACGGCTCGAATAATGCCTGAAAAGGTCTAATAAAGACGAATAAGCATCCTTGTAAGGTCTGCTTTACGGTCTAATATTCATCAGCATATAAAACGGTTGTATATTCTCGATTCCATTCAGTTATGATATAAACCTTTTCACCATCCACCATATAAGCTGATAACACCCTTTCACCGTGTTTAATTGCTTCATGGTTGCTGTCTATATCCTCATTATCCAAAACCCCAAAATCACCCGTTATATGCTGTCTGATAAGGCTTGCTATTTTAACAGGTTCTAAACTGTCGGCAATGGTTCTAGTTGTCACCACATGCCCCAATTCAAACAATGCCCTTGAATTTCTCATTTCCAATCAATCCCCTTTCAGATTCCCATTATTGACAATTAAAAAGCAAAATAAAAAAAGCCCCTATTTGTCAGGATTGGAGTACCGACAAGGGGCAAAGAAGGGGAAAATCTCAAAATGTTAAATCTGCAATTAAAGATTTGCAAAAGCACTTAGAAATTGAAACGGACAAAACTATCTTTTGTGAAAAGAAATCAAGCAATCAAACTAAAGCAAAGGAGAAAAATGTTCAATAATGATACTTTAAATCATTTACAAGCGTGTTATTATTATTGACTTATATATGGGTCTTTAACCTTCAAAACCTTCTTTTGTTGGTGCATTGATTCAACTAAATCAATATAACGTCTTTCATCAAAGCACACCTGTTTAATAAATTCATATACGTTTTTGGGCATTTCCTTTTTACGTTCTTCAATATAGGATTCTGTTTCAATGATATAACCAATGTTAGCTGTTTCCACTTCTTTCAGCCCCTTTGAAAAATCGTTTTATATTTTAGGTTTCACAAAAGTTTTGCATTATAACATAGCAAATTGAAAGGTTAACAAAAGTAAACCGATCAAATGTCAATATGAAACTGTTGGAAGCTGCTTCACCATTTCAACAATTAAAAAAGCCTTCCCCAATCACTAGGAAGGCTTTCAGCACAATCAACCACAAGACAAAATAAATGGAGTTACTATTGAAATTGATTTAGGCATTAACACGCATACAAGCAACCACATACATTTATTATCATTTCGCTTGATTCTTTTTTAATTCAATCACCCTTGAAATTTCGCTTCTCATAAGCTGTTTAATTTGGGTCGGAATAATAAATTTGAATTGATAACCTTTATATTCGCAATAGGCTTCACAATCAAAAATATATTGCTGAAGTGCTTCATCTGAAAATTCCCTGAAATATTTTTCACCAATAACAGGCTTTATTTCTACCTTAAAAAAGCCCTCTTTTGTCCTGTTTTTTAATGTCACAATCATTGAATCCACAGGTTTTTCACCCCTTTACAATCCCAGTCAAAAAATAATCTCAGTTTTAACGCTTAGTCGGAAATCCTTCCCTATTCGCCGGTTGTCCCATATATGCAAAAATACCCCCAAACAGGGGGGGATTTGAATTTTTTTAAAATAAAACCATTTGAATGTTTTCAAACTGATTTAAGAATCTTTGCAATGCTAAATCAGGTTCATGTTCTCGATAGTCCACAATTAAATAATTATGTCCTAGCTTTTCAGCATATCTTTTCTTGTTCCTATCGTTTGCCTGTTCCTGTTTAAGTGTTCTAGCACTAAAGAATGATACTTCTTCATAATGTTGTTTGCCGTGTACTTCTACAATCAAATTATGTGAAGGGATATAAATATCATATCGCCATCTTTTATTAGGCAATAGGTGTTCACATTTGTATTCAATTAACATACTATCTAACCAATCACAAACAGCTACCACACCATATGAATTGTTACATATTGGACAACCTTGCCCGTCTTTACGTTGCTTATAGACTGAAGGGGAAATTAAATAAGGTTCATGCCCACACCTGAAATCAATAAGCACTTTCTCATATTGATTCTGTCCATATTCACTTAATAAAATATGTCCATTCGCTTTCACAGTTGCTTTAAATTCTATTCTTGATGGTTCTGATTGATTTATTGAATTATTAATATATTGACATTCTCGACAACCTGATTTTCGGTATTTATATTTTGAAGCCCTTACTAATGTTGGTTCATGTCCACACTTGAAATCAATTAATACTTTTTCCTTGCCTGAAATATATGGTGATAAAAGTTTATGCCCATTTGATTCCACAAGGGATGGGAATGAATTTATATTTCGTTTCAATCGTGATTTAGCTTTTTTGGTTGTTGCACCACATTTTGGACAACCTTTTCCAATCAAATAATTATATGGTCTAATTTTAAAAAAACCATGCCCACAAAATTCATTTACTGAAATATACGTATCGCTATTAGTGTAAACACCTTTTATTTCATGCTTATTTTTAGTAATCGTATCAATCAAATTATCTAAACCTTGTTTTACTTGCTTATTGTAATCTCCATTTATTTTAAAAAGCTTCACTGATTCGTGAAGCATAATCCCCCTATATTCCATTTACATCAACTCATTTTCCACAAGGTATTGACGTAAAATTTTATTTACAATCTCGGATTTGTTACCATGTTGGACATTATCAAGAAAATTAGCAATGTCTTTATCAAAGTAAATACCCTTGTAAACCCTAGCATTATCATCCTTGCTCTTACCTTTAATAAGGTCTTTAATTTCCATAACCATGTTATCACCCTTTACAATAGTATTTTTACTATCATTATTGCCATTATTTTTGGTGTTAATAACATTATTATCAATACTATTTTCAATGCTAGCATCATTATTGTTATTACTATATATGCTAGCATTTATGCTATTAGCCTTACTTTTTCTAGTTTTGGTAGGTTTCACAAATTCCCCTAAATCCTTTTCAGCTTCAATATTATCAGCTTCCAATATCCAACCCTTTTTTCCTACCATTGGAGGAGTAGCACCCACAGCCTTCAAAACTTCCCTTAAAGCTTTTTCCCCAATAGGAAGGCTTTTCACAATATCTTTCAAAGGTTGTTCTTTGGTCATTTCCACAATGTCTTTAATCGTGATATTCAATTTTTCCATGCTTGATTTTTCCCCTTTTCCTTTGGTTTGGTTCGCCCTATTTTTCTTGTCCATGATAGGGTCTAGCCTGTCGATAGGCTTGTTACTATTTAATTTACTATAACAATAATATCATATTGCTAGTAACAATGCTAGCATTAAATTAATGAAATGATTCCACAAGGGATTGAATAGGTTCGATTGCCAAACGGCAACCAAAATTGCCGTTCAATTGCCACTAATGGCAACCCTTAAAACCTAGTAACCACAAGGGATGAAGGGTCACAGTTGCCAAAATTGCCGTTTTTTTGTCCATCTTTTATAGAATATTTATCTATCCCCCTGTTTCTCTGTTACTTTTATTTTTTATCTTTTTTAATATAAAAATGGCAATTATGGCAACTAATAGAGTTAAACCTTTGATACTATTGACTTTTTGTGGTTGCCATTCTGAAAAAAAACGGCAACCAAACGGCAACCACGGCAACCAAAACGGCAACCAAACAGAAAAAAAGCACCCTTTTTCAGGTGCTTTCATCCCTTGTGGAATCATTTTTTCATATATGCCCTTCTTGAACCATATTCTCCACACTTTTGTTTTTTCTCTATCCGTTCATAACCCAATGATAATAACATTGCTTTGATTCGGTCTGAATCACGTTTTGTGGGCTTGTTTTTCAGGTCATTGGTGACAACCTTATCCCATATCTCACGTTCACATAAATGCACCCTGTTTTCGGCTGTTAGGACAGCTTCTGCATATTCTTGTACTTCATCCTGTAAAGGGTCAATATCTTGGAAATCACGGAAAATATCTTGCTCGAATACCTGTTGTAAATCCTTATCAATCCATGTGAGATAACCCATATCATAATAATATTTTGTTTCAGCCCATACTTGTGAAATCGTTTCAGGTGTTAAATCCTTGAAAGGGTCTAAATTGCCGTTCCCATTACATTTGATAGGGAATCTTCTTCTTTCCCCTGTTTCATCTGTTAAAATTTCAGCTCTATTGCTTGTACCATAAAAAACAGAATGTCTTTTGTGGTCTGTTGCATTTCCTCTTTCATAAGCACCACGGTATTTATCATTTTTACTTGAAATAAACATTTTGATTTCTTCATCAGACTTATTTTTGAATGCTTTCATTTCAGGAAATTCACATATCCAATTATCTGCAAGGATTTCGCCTGAAATTTTAGGGTCTAAATTAATTAATGAATCAGTAAACCATTTTTCATTTGCCAGCTTATAACCAATAACACTTTTACCGATTCCCTTTGCACCCACAAGGATAGGCATTATTTCAAATTGACAGCCTGGGGAATAGATTCTTTTAACAGCACCTGTTAACCATCTTTTTGTGATTTCCCTTGTGTACTCTGAATCTTCAGCACCTAGATAATCAATAAACAAAGTCGGTACTCTGATTTCCCCATCCCATTGAACCGATTCAATGAATGATTTGATTTGGTGAAAACTTCTTTTTTGGGTTATATGGACAAAAGCATTTTCAATCTTTGCTTTGCCGTAAATTTCCCATTCAACCCCTAACCAGTGTTCTAATTGATTCCAATCATGTGATTTCCATTCTGTATTATCAGGGTCTAATTTCCTCCACGGTAAATCCCCTTGTAAGGTCACTTGTGAGGAAAATTCATCCCATGCAAGGGAATCACCCAAAACATTATCTAAAATCAATTCAATGTTTTTTGAGGTTCTTTTGATAAAACCTTTTTCACTGTATTCTAAATCATCTTTCCATGAATCAGGTTCATTGCTTGTGGTTTCTTGCTCTTGATTTGATTCGTTTGATTCGGATCGTTTACTTTCGTTAACCCTATCCCATTCTGATTGATTCCCATCAATCGCCTTTTTGATTGTTCTTTTTACATAATCGGTTCTATTCCATTTTTCACGATACAATCCTGATTTTTTAAAAAGTCTGTCCATCTGTTCTGAATCATTGTTTGTCCAATAGGCTAAATGATTACTTAAAGCTTGGTCGGCTCTTGATGGGTCAGGTCTGCCGTTTTCATCACAATAATTTGATATATCACCATTAAATAAATTTTTGATTTCATCACCGTTTTTGGAATCAAACATTTTATTTAAAACCACATTGTCAGGCACTTGTTTAAATTTGATAACTTTTTTCTGCTGCTGCTTTGGTTGTTCTTCTTGTGGTTTCTGATTTGGAAAATACTTTTCAGCAATGGACATAATCAAAGTTTGATTTGCCATAACAGGTTTATTAATAAAAATGTTTCCTGTCACGGTCAAAAAGCTTTCCTTTTCATTTCCGTACATTTCAATCCCATTCTGTTTCGTTCCTACCCATTCAGGCTTTTGTCCACGTACCCACAGGT